AGTTGCACCATCTGCTACAACTGAAGCGTGGGTATCTGCGTTAGTAGTTATCCCCTCAGTTCCGTAACTAAGACCTTCACCGATTAACTCTAGGTTGGTATTAGTTGTTGTACCCCACGTTCCACTACCGTCACCAGTAGCTAATTCGTTGAGTCTTAAATCATTTACATATGTACTTGCCATTGATGTTCTCCAAAGGTGTAGCTTTGATTATAGCTATATTTTTTATAAAAGTTAAGCAACTTCTTGCCAATCAGGTAATTGAGTGGTTGAAACAGGTATATACGTTGTCGTTATGTTTTGTGCTTCCTGTCCCCAAACGTTTACTGAAGTTATAGAACCCGTTAAACCAAAACCTATTAAATCGATATTAGCTTCAGCTACTGTTGTTACGCTTCCTAACGCACTGGTTCCCGCTAATCCTGTAACGTCTAAGTTATTATTAGACACAGGAATTACCGTACCTAAGGCAGAAGTACCTAAAACAGTAGTTACTGAAACATTTGCTGCACAACTTACAGACTCATCCCCAAGTCCACTTGTTGTTGTAACTGCTGAAACACCCGTAACGGCGGCAGCTTGAACTGCTGTACCATCATCTAAAGCGGTAGTTCCTACAACACCTGTTACGGCAACAGGTACAGAACCCTCACCAAAAGTTAGACTACCCCAACCTGTGGCTCTGCCCCAACCATTGAGTATCTGTGCCATAGTTTACTAAGCTATTCTTATAATTGCGTTACTCGCGTCGGCTGCTGGAAATTGAATTGTAAAATCTCCTGCTGTAGAAGTTTTATCCCCTCCAAACGCTAATATACAAACTGATGGATCTCCCGAAGCTGATTCATTAAATATCATTGCACCGTTAGCGGTCACAGTAGCGTTTGAAAATGTAAGATCAGCAAAATCAGTAAATGCAGTAGTTCCAGAAGAAGATGGATTAACTCTGGTCAATGCCGCTCCTTTTGCTGTATAGTTTGTACCACTAGCTTCACCACTGGTTGTATATGCTGTTGTTGCAGCTCCAAGAGAAGCTGATGAGGTATACAATGCTAAATTAAAAGTACTGCCACCTGAGTTTAAAAAATTGTGTTTAGCCTCTAACAATTCTTTTTTAAAAGAAGTTGCCATTGCTTGAGTTATAGCCATTATAGCCTCCTGATTATTTTAGCCATTTCTTCATGACCTTGTTTATCCAATAAACCCGCTACAGTAGAACGATCACTAACTATAGCTTGTTTCATATACAACAGAACAACATTTTCAATAGCGTCTTTATATGCTCTAGCTTGTGCTTGAACCATAGGATCAGCATTATCACTAACTTGAACAAGTCGTTCCATTATTCTTCCTGTCCAGTATTCTGGACTTAATCCTTTATTTTGTGTGGTTTTTACTCCAACACTTCCTATTGAACTTACTACGTCTACACTAAACACTATCAGCTCCTTGCGGATTTAGTTTTGCAGAACCACTTCTAGCTTCATCTCGGAGATCTCTATATTCTCCAAGAACTTTTAACATAGCTAATGCTTCTTGAAATTTAGTTTCATATAAAGTGATTGTCTCTGTAGATGCTTTCATAAAAACTGCTCCTTCTACTAAAGATCCGTAAAGCATAGCATTAGGAGCATTTTTTGAAAGCCATGTTTGACCACTATCTCCTGAATCTACTAAAGAAGCAGGTCGGTAGTAATAATGTAGTTCAAAACTTAACGAACTTGCTGGAGTCGGTGCTAATATAAAAGTATCATCATCAAACTGAGCGTAGAAAAGAGGTTGCCCTGTAGTTGCTTCTGCTGGAGTATAGTCTCTAATCCAAGAGGGATGTTTAAATAGAAGGTAAGAGTAATCACTACTTGCGTCTATAACAGCTAAGCTATAAGGAGATAAAAAATCACTCGGAGTTGCTAAATAAGGAACGTTACCCGTAGCCGAACCTTTTACGTTTTTACGAAAAACAGGTAGCTGTACTGCTTTTAAAACCCTTTCTTCTGTTGTTTCAATAAACGTATTTAATGTATTAGTAAATGTCGTTTCAGTATTATCTAAATAATTCTGAACGGCTGTTTTTAATCCACTGTATGTAAATCCCGCCATTATGTCTCCACCGTTACGTTGCCTATTCCACTTGTTGCCCCAATCCCATTAAAATCAGTTCCTATTGGATCAGAAGCAAACGTCATCCCACTTCCTGCGTTTGTAGTGATTATAACTCCTAATTGACTTTGAGGTAAAGAAACGTCGGGTCTAGGTTTCCATAATTGTTCTGCATCAGCAGACAGGTTTGGAGGATCTAGTTGAGGATGTTTAGGTTCATAACACTCAGAACAAACTCTAAAATTTTCCCATGTAGTTTTTGCAGTAGTGTATGGATACCTAAAACTACAGGTATCGCATATGAAGTAAGCGTATTTTCCTGTAGCATAAGCCATTAAATATATTCTTGTCTAGGAACAAGCCTTACTGGAGAACGGTCTTCGTCATATTTTAAAGCGTTCATTATATCTTGTTCATATAGCTCTTTTATAATCGGAAGTTTTTGTACATTCTTTTTCAAACACAAATAATAAGCAAGACCAGAAACTAAACAAGGCATAAACCTAGTAGGAATATCTACGTCATTAACTTGCGCATTAGCATCCTCTATAGTACGCCAAACATAGTAAACAAGTTTGTCCGTTGAGTTATCGGGCGTTGGGTACAAGTGAATAACAGGTGTTTTTAAGCGTTCTACCCAATACTCAGTTGACCTAGACTTAGTGTCTTTATTAGGAATACTTATATATTGGTTACGATCTATTCGATCTAATACATAATCAGTAACGACTCCCCCTACGGTTCTCTCAACATAAGCGTCTAATACATCTATATCAAAAGAATTAATAGTGTATTCTTGAGTTCCTTCTGTGAGAGTAAGCTCTACTTTAGAGATCTCCCACATCTGAATACCTCTGTTTGACCAATCGGCAAACATAATATTCATAGAACGCCTAGCTGTAACTGCGTCATAAGAAGTACGAGCTTCTAACCCTGCAAGTTCGTATGCTTCTTCTATTGCGGTCGCTACATCTAAACTAAATGCGCGAGTGCCTGAAGTTGCCATAACCTATGCGTGAAACACAGTCATTGTAAGAAAAGTAGATACAGTGTATTGAATAAAAATTCCAGCATCAAACACCACTCCTTCTTCTGGAATGACTACATCTCTAGTTGCATCAGCATCACCAACAGAACTTAACCCCATAACAGTAGTCCCTGTAGGAGAAGTGTTATGAAAATTTGTAGTTCCGGCTGTTGCTGTACTGGTTAAAAATATACCTTTTAACCTTGCTCTACCTGCAAATATAACATCTGCGGCTGAACCGTTAACTCCTGCTGAAACATTACCTGCTGGATTACCTACTGCTGAAATACCCGATATAGTTAAAAAGTAACTTGTTCCAGTAGCAGTTCCTGCATTAGCACCTGTAATGGACTCTGTTTGAGCATCCCCATTGACATCAGTTCCTGTAACAGTAAACGATTTAGCTGCATCATTCCCAGCCGAGAGGATAGTGACTACCCTCCCATGGCTAAGTGCAACTGCTCCGCCAGAAGCTAACGCACCACCTATAGTAAGTGCTGCGTTATTTCCAACTGAGGCTGCTACTGATATTCCATCGGCATCTAAGGCTACTGTATCTGCGGTAATTGTTACCGCAAGAACATCTGATCTTGCTGCCATAATTTACTCCTTAAATAATACCTGCAAGGTTAATTAACGAGTAATCAGTAGTTACATTAACAATCATAACCACACCAATTACTTGAATAACATCTCCTGCTGCTGGTCCAACTGCACCGACTGCACCTAAAGGTACTGCGTGATTACCTACAACTAATGTTCCTGAAGTTAATACTGTAGCAGGTCCTGAAACAGCAAACCAACCATAAGCACTAGCTGCCATATCTACTATTGTTACACCAAGTGTAGCACCTGTAGTTGTTGCAGCTTGACCTATTAATCCACTTCTTGGATCAGGAATTAAGGTAATTCTTGAACTTGTAGTTATCGCTGTTGCTAAATCATCGTAGCAAGTAATAACAATAGAAGGATCGGCTGAGTGATCATGTGCTGGATTAGATTTAATTCTAAGCATTTGACCTTCACCTGCAGCATCATTTACATAAAGATAACCATTTGCATATTGGTTAAGAGTTATGTCAGTACCAGCAGTTTCTACTGATATTGCTGTTTCTCCTGCTGCCACACCTGCTGTTGGGGTTAAATCAAAGTGATGTGCGATTGATGCAGCATGAGTTACACATTTACCTGCTGTAACAGCAACTGCTGCCAATCTACCATAAGCATAAACAGTATTACCATAAAGTAATCTACTGCCTAAAGGAAATAACTCTGTAAGTCCTGAAGTAAAAGGATCGACAGTATTTTTTTGGCTACCGCCTTTACCTACGATAAAGTCAGCAGGACCATATCCTGTTGTTGCTACATACTGAGTATGTGCACCAGCATCAGTAAAAATATTACCATCTGAATTGATTACCAATCCATCAGTAATTCCACCTGTTGTTGAATTTATATCAATTGTTTTAAAGCCGTTTTCGGACCTAACTGGTCCATTAAATGTTGTGTTAGCCATTTTATTCTCCTAAAAGAAAGTATCTATCATCTTGGCAAGTCTGCTAGGGCAGTTGATAGATTAATTAAAAATTCCCTAGATTAAAAAAAAAGGGGGAACATAAGCTCCCCCTAAGTGTTCTTACGAACTACCTGGTGAACCATAGATACCAAGCGGATCGGATACTCCAAAGGAATATCTTTCTCTAGCTTTATATCTAACATTACCAGTTTCAAAATCACCATCCATAGATGTTGTCATCGGTGCTCTGACAAAATGCTTCATACCATCAGGAATATCAGTAGTAATAAAGAAAGCATTAGTATCAGTTAAATAATGATTAACTGAATAGCCTTCTGGAATTACTCCATTAGTCTTGATAGCGTTGATGTCATTGTCAGCCGTTCCAACTCTATAGTCACTCTGTAGAAGTCTAGTAGCAACAAACTGAAGTTCAGATGGTACTATTAGTTTTCTAGGTCGTGCAGCAATTTTAAGACCTCTTTCATCAGTATATTTACCAATTTGGATGATCGCATCTTCTAAAGATGTTTCATTCAAGTCAGCTCCTACTGTAGGTCTATTGCTGTTAGTTCCGCCACTTACAAGTGGATGAGATGCACTAAATAATGCTACTCCATCACCTGAAGTAAATGCAGTGCTAAATCCATTGTTTAATGGAAATGCTGCTTTTACTTGCTTTGTGTAAGCCATTGCACGAGCTAGTGCTTTAGTATATCTAGCTGACAAAGAAACATATAGATTATCTTCCATAGCTTCCTCTGTAACTGAATATCCCATTGCGATAGTTTCGTGTGTGTAACGAGCCACAAAAGATTCTTGAGCAACATCATAACTGATAGTTGATCCTTCATTCTTTACAGGTGCTGCACCGAAGCCAGATAGTTTTAGTTCTTCCTCAAATGATCTCTCGGAATTCTCTGAAACATAAATTTCTTCGTGCTCGTTTTCGTAATTACCATACTCTTCACCAAATAAGGCGTTAAGTCCAGGTAATAGTTGCTTTAGCTCATTAGCTCTTGATATAGCTGCCATTATTTACTCCTTAGCCTATGCCAGTTGTGTTGAGCAATTGATGCCCTACGTTAAACATTACAAGTACATCAGTGAACTCATCGCCAACTGCACTATCAGGACCATCGACAAAATCGATAATCTTTAGTGGTAGTGTGGCGGTAGTAGCTGCTGTACTCCCATCTACGCTGTTTTTACTGTTTCCAATAGCTGTAGTTCCTGCAGTTTGCACGATAGCACAATTCTTGCCCAAGTCATCTTGAGTAAGACTTTCATCGCCTTGCATTTGCATTATTACAAAAGGATCAGTAGCAACATACGCAACAATATCATCTGCAGCTATTGAAGCTGGAAAATATTGATTTGGTGTGAATTGACCTGTAGTAGGATCAGTGTAAGCACAACCAAGGAAAACACCAATTGGTGTTAAAGTCGCAGTACCAGTATCTTTTTCAATAGTGGTATTAGGATTGTTATCAGTTAACTTTACAATATCGCCATAGAATATGTCTGTAGCATATGCATTTTTAATTTTGTAATGTGTAACTTTTCCTTGATAAGGGCTTCCAACAATAGTACCAAGAGGTCTGCTCCCAAAGGGAGTTGCTGTGGTTGACATAATTGTCTCCTTATTAAATTAATAAAAAAAGATTCTAAGAATCTTTCCCAAAAGTTGTTTTCGACTTGCGTTCAAACACTTGTTTGGTCGCCATTCGATTGTCTTGGTCTTTAAAATAAGTGTTATCAACAGAGTCTACTTGAGAAGAAGCTAAGTCACTAAAGTGTTTATCTCTAGCTTGTGCTCTTTCTTGTAGCATACTGCATAACAATTGTCCGCCTATTTCAATGTGACCTTTCTTTGCCCATTCTGAGTTATGATCTTGCATATGTATTTGAAGTTCTGGATGATCTTCAAGTGCAACAGGTTTCCACCCCTCACGCATTCTTCTAGAAACATTCGGATTATCACTTTGCCCTAATAGGGTAGTTCTAATCCATCTGAATACTAATCCTTCTTGAGGATCAGGTTCTGGAAGATTACCTGCCGTATCCCAACTCATTGGTCTTTGATCGATTTCTCGACTTTCTATACTCCTTGGAGTACGCACTTGTTCTATAGGAGAGTCAGTCTTAACTTCCTTAGTGTTATTACTAATTTCTTTATCTGACATATTAAATCTCCTTTAATAATTGATTTGCATACTGCTCAGGACTTATGCCAAGTTGTCGTGCTAGTTTAACTTGAGTCTGAGTCAGACGGATTTGCGAGGGTTTCTTATTTCCGCTATCCCTCGTGGCGGATGCAACAACTGTTGAAGGTTGTCGTTTTTGTGTTCCAGTTTCGTGAACTACTTCTGTAGTCTCTTCTACTTGAACACCAAAAAAATTTGGATATTCTTTACGCATATTTTGATCTACTTCTGCGTAATATTGACTTGCATCTTTTTCAGGAAGTAATCCTTTGTTGCGAAGTCTTTTATCAATGGTTAAAGCGTATGAGGTCATCTCTTGATGTTCATCAACTGTGCTCATAAACCAAGGATTCTTGCTTGACCATGCTTTCATTTCAGGGTCTAGCTCTTGTTTTTGTTGTACAGGTTGTTGTACAGGCATTTTGCTAACAACTTGTTGTTGTACATTCTGTGCCATGCTTGAGGACTGTTGTTCTGCAAGAGTAGCTTTAGCTATCATCTCTTGTGCTTTAGTCATTCCATCAGCATCGCCTTCTTCGTAGGCTTTCTTAAATTCAGCATTAGCACTTTGTTTTGCCCACAAAGCATTGTTATGTGCTTGTTTGTTTAATACTTCTCCGCCTTGTTCAACCATTGCTTGTAGCCTTTGGTTTTCAGACATCATAGTTTGAAGCCTTGTTACAGCTTCTGTAGACTCTCTTGTTGCTGCTTCTTTTGCTCTGCGTTCTTCGTGATACTCGTATTTAATTTTAGCTATGCGATCAGCAGCTCTTTTGCTGTAATCAGCTATCTCTTTGTCTACAACATCGTCATCAACTTCTACTGGAGCATTTTCAGCTTTTGGTTTTCTGCCTTGGTCTGCTTCAGGAGTGTCATCAATAATAGTAACTTCCAAGTCATCTGGAATGTTATTATCAATTTCAGTTTGTTTTCCAAAGAATTGATCTTCTTGTGTTTGTGGAACAACACCTTCAAAGTTAGGCTCTTCATTAATTATTTCTGCTTTACTCATGCTCTTACTACTCCTGTTGGATCATCGACCACCGCTTCCACAGTGTCATCATTTATTAAACGAAATTCTTGTCCATACATTTTTATGCGAGTGCCTGAATAAGCACGAAATACAACCCAATCACTTTCTTTGCACCAAGGACCACTTGGGAATCTTTTAGTATCTTGGTAACACTCGTTTCCTAATTTAAGGACATAACCACAAATGTTACTAACTTCTTCATCTCTTACAGTTGTAGATGCCTTAATGATACCGCCATCGGTCTTTTCATCTATCTTAGGCATTGCTATAAGAATTTTCCAACCTTTAGGTTCTGGTAGTTGGCTTTTGACATCCTCAGCTACTACAGGAGTATCAACACTCTCTGGTTCTGGGATACTGACTTTTTCTTTTTTACTCATATTTTGCACGACTTTAGGAGTCGAGTTCCTATAATTTTAAAACTTTTTCTACATAATCCAGTAGTTCTCGTTCTGCAAGGGCAATACCCTCGATAATTCCAATCATCTTTTGATACTCGGAGAAGTCTTTACAAGCTCCTGTAGCAATATGATCAGCGTGTTCATTCATCATAGAACGCAATTTTAATTTCAGATGTTCTGAAAGTGATAGCTCTGTGATTTCATTTACCATACTAATCGCTATCTTTCATCAATTCTTTTGTGATGTCAATACCTGTTCTAAAATCTTTAACAGCTTCTTTTTCTTTGTCTGCTTCAAGTGCTATCAAATCACTAGCAACTTGCTGTCCTATTTTAGCACCAGCAATTTCTTGTTCTTGTTTAAGTCTAGCTTCTTGTATTTGTTTATTCGATGCAGCTTTAGTAGCATCAAGCATTAATCTGCCTTCGTCTATTTCCATTTTAGCTTTTGCTTGTGCTTCTTTTATTGCTACTTCTTTTTCTTTGGCTTGTATAAGTGGGTCTTTTTGTTGTTCTTGTACTCTCTGCTGTTCAGCTTGAGCTTGTGAAGTACCTAATACTCTTTTGGCTGCTTCTGCTACAAGGCTTGATATACGCTTCTCAACATCTGCTGGTAAAGGTTCACCTTCTGCTGGTAACTCTACGCCCATCTCTTCTTCAACTTTCTTTCTATACTGCATAGATAAATGTTCATTAATGTAAGCTGAACCAGAAGCAAGGATAGAAGGAGCATTTGGACTTTGCCCTACTAGCTGTTGTATCTCTGGGTCTTGTTGTGCTGATGTAACGACAGCAATATGTGCCTGATGATCTTGATCAATAAATGCTTTAACAGGTTTGCCATTAATAATGTTCTGCACTGCAGTAACTGGGTCAACTGGTTTGACATCATCTGTATCTGGAATAATATTTTCTACATCTTCAATGCCTAATACACCAAGCATTTGTCTGTGCAGTTCAGGCAAGTTATACATATCAGGAGCTGATTGAGCTAACTGCATTGCAGCTTGATATTGCATAATTCTTTGAGCCATTGTTGCTGCGTTAGGATCAGATACTGGTAGTACATCTACTCTGTTATCAAAATCCTCTGTTTTAATATCTTCTCCTTCATCTGTCTCATATGGGTAGGAAGGGTCTGTAAAATCTTTAACGATACCAACTAAGATATTAAACTCTTTACGCATAGAAGCATGGAGTCTAGATTGAACAGCACTCATAACTTTTTGATTTCTTTCTAGCAATGCTAGTGTAGTTCCAACAGGTGCATTGTTGCTCATATCAGATACTTTCATATCAGACATACTGGCAAACCTTCTGCCTTCTTCTACTATGTTTCCTAACAAGGCAAACAATGTAGACGATGGTTCTTTGTATGGTAAGAATGTAATGTTGTCTCTAATAGCACCACCTGGTACATCAACATCTCTAAACTCACCAGGCATTATAGGAGTGTCATCTCCTTTAATACGCAATCCTCTTGCTTTTAAACCACCAGGTAAATTACTTAAAGTACCTGCATCAACCAATTGTCTTAGTATAGATGTAGCTGATTTAGCTAATCCACCTACCATGTGTATCAAACCAAACCCATAGAAACCTAATCCTGGTAGGTATTGGTAATGAACAAAGTGCATTCTTCTAATTTTCTTTGCATCATCTTCGTAGTAGTTTCTTCTTATGCTAAGAATAATGCCACTTGGAAAATCAATGGTAACAACATAAGGTATTGCTATGCCTGTTTCTTCTCCGTTCTCATCTGTATCTTCAAACCCTTCTAGGTCTAAATCTACTTGCATTTCTAATATTGTATGATTTTGATCGTAGTTGTAAGTATTGGACTCACCTGTAATTTCATTGTACTTCTTAGTAATATCAGAATTTTTCTGTGACCCATCAGGTATATCTATGTCTTTATAGAAACCATTGAACTGCATCTTTCTAACTGTGTTAGAAGATTTACGCATAACATGAGTAGCTCTTTCACAAGTTTCTAAATCACTTGCTCCGTAGTTCACTACAACATCTTCTGCTGGTACAAAGATAGAACTAGGTCTATCTAAGCTAGGATCAAAATAAACTTTTCTAAACGCAGAACCTGCCAATGGCAAGGAAAATAACATCTTTTCTGTTTCAGTTCTGTACTCTGACATCTCATGTGTCAGTAAGTAGTTTAAGTAATCTTCTACTCTCTGCGATTGTTTTTCTTTTTCTTCTGTAATCTTTCCTACTATCTTAGTTCTAACTGGTCCAGCAGCAGGAAACATTTCTGTAATTGATTGGGATTGAAAGCGTATAACTGCTTCACTAAGCATTGGATGAAATACACCACAAGCTCCTGCCCAAGGAGTTGTTCTTTCTTCTATCTTGAGTCCAAGTTGGTCTAAACCTTTTGTGTATGTTTCTTCCCAATCTGATCTTGAGTCTTTGTCTCCAGTGTAGTCGCCAACAAGTTTAGAGCCTAGCTCTTGTAAGACATCATCTTCTATGTGTTCAGCTAAGTTAGAATCAAATTCTACATCACCTATGTCTTTGGCATTAGGATCAAAATCAATAATCATTCCACCATCTTCGGTTTCAATGGCTACTGATTCTGGATTCTCTATAGCAATACTTAATCCTTGTTCTTGAGGGTCTTGTTCTATTGTTCCTTCTATAGGCGTAGCTGGTTGTCTTTCTATAGCCAATTCAATCTCCTAATAATAATTTGCGGTACGATTATGTTCCAAAGGCTCATCCTCTTCGTCTGAGTGTAATGGAATAAAACCACCTTGTCTGAATCTTAACAGAGCTTGCGTAGAGCTATCAACTAAATCGTCATGTTCCATATTAGGGAAACCTGCAAATTCTTCTACTACTTCTTCTGCCCATCTTGTTGAAGGAGCATAAATAACTCCTGAAGCAAAAAGATCAGAGACTGCATTAACTCTTGAAATTTTATCGTTACCTCTGCTAGGAGTGTATTCTTGTACAGGTATACCCATAGCTCGTAATTCAAATATTAAGGGCATACCAGCAGCCTTAGCTTCTACAATAAAGGCATCTGGCTTGTATTCGTTGTATTTTTCCATGGCTCTTCTTTTAAGATCAGGAAACTCTAGTCGTTCTTTGTAAGCATCTAACAAAATAACAAAAGGAGAAATCATCCCATCGTCATCTTCTTTATAGAATACTCCCCATGTAGTACACGCAGAAAAGTCAGCTCTTTGATTTTTCATGAAAGCTGTATCCCATGACTGGATAATAAACTCACAGTCAGGTGGTTCTCTGTTTTCCCACACTTGCCACCACTCTCGTTTAACCAAAGCTCCTTCCTCTGAGGTAGGGTCTTGTTGATATTGAGCCATCCACTTACTGTTGGGTAGCTCGGCTTTCAAAGCCTGTAACTCTTCCATCTTCCAGAACTCTGCCCACAAGGGGTTTCCAGAAGGCATAATTGCAGGAAGCTCTATGACTTCCCACTGGTCAGCACCGCCACGCTTTAAACTAGCATCGACTACTTGACCTGTTAAATCTTTGTTGTGCCATCTAGTCATGACCACAACGATAGAACCATTCGGTTGTAAACGCTGTCTCGGACCAGAGGTGTACCATTCATAGGTACGATTGAATACATTGATGTCTGAAGAAGCTCCCTCTTGCTCGGAATGGGGATCGTCAATAATAAGTAGATCAGCACCTTTACCAGTTACCGCACCACCTACACCAATCGCAAAGTAATCTCCGCCTTGGTTTGTGTTCCACCTTCCTGCAGCTTTTGAATCTGATTGCAAACTAACATTGGGAAACACAGCTTTGTAATCGGCACTGTTGACTAAGTTCCTAACCTTCCTACCAAAGCCAACCGCTAGTTCAGCAGTATGGGCAGTCTGGATAATCTTCTTATCTGGGTATTTACCTAAGAACCACGCAGGGAGCAGGTACGAAGCGAACTCACTCTTGGTATGTCTTGGGGGCATATTGATAATCAAACGCTTTAGATCACCTCTTGCAACTCTCTCAAAGGCTTCAGCCATAATCTCATGATGTTTACCATGGATAAAGGCTGACCACATCTCCCCAACAAAGGTCATGAAGTCATCGTGGCACTTTTCTCTGGCTTTTGCTTTGTCTAACTGTTCTAACAAAGAAAGAAGTTCTTGCTTCTCATCAGAGGATAGATTCTTGAGGTTACTTAATATGCTTTTGTTCATACTTACTATCTATTGTATACCTAGTAGGTAGTGAATCTTAATTAAAAAAACTTAATAGGTACTTATAGGTAGGCACTCATTAAGTAATCACTGGGTAGTAGGTATATATATCTACAGATTTTACAATATTGCACCCCTTGACAGGAAAAAGCAACCCCCAAAATTTGAAATATAGTATGGGGGGGGTATGAAACACAGTGTTCACCTAGGAAAAGGGGTATATGGCAAAGAAAGATAGCAAAATGCAATACATAATAG